GTAGCCGTTTGACGGTCCGCGGCAGCCATTACCAGGCGGCGCGGGTCAGAGGTGGCGAGGTTCGTGTTCATGTAGCCGGCGTCGCGCAGAAGCGTCTGCCGGAGTGCTACGTCGTCCGTGAGCCCGACGATGGTCTCCGGCATGAGGCGGGTGTAGGCCGTTGACGTGTACCGGGCACCGGTGAGCTGCTGCTCGGCAGCACCGAGGTTGCGGTTCAGCCGACCAAAGTCGCCCCGCCGAGTGGTCCCCTCGTTGGTCACGTAGCCGAAGATCGGTGAACCGTCCGGGTTACGCCCAATTCGGGTCTGCAGCATTTGACGGCCACTGTTCGCGCGCGTCTGCCGGCCGATAGCGGAACCGTAAGAGATTCCGGTAGATCCTCGACGGGCGGTGACGACGGTCACCGGGTCAGCACCAAGACGGATAGCCTCAGCACCAGCCTTGGTGAACACCCGGTCCTGTTCCGCAGGTGACAGGGTCTCGAAATATTCGTCGGGTGACGAATAAAACCCGCGAGGCGGTTTCGAATCGTCGTTCTCGAGCGGGAACGAGGTGCACTTGCAAGCCGGGTGCCGTTTGAATGCTGTCTTGTAGTCGCTAACACCCGCCAGGATGGCGCACCTCGAGCACGCCCCCGCCTGCACCACCCGGATGTACTGGGTATACCCCTTACCCGTCGCCGCAACCATGTCAGAAGACCGGCCAAGATCAGAGATCGCCGTCTTCATCATCGCCGCGAGGTACGTCGCCCCAGCCTGCATCGCCTGAGGCGTCGACAAACCAGACCCGATCGCAGTCTTCGCCGTCGTCACCGCGCCGTGAAGCAGCCCGATCAGGCTCCTACCCGAAGCATCCACACCAGTGAACGCCTCAGGATTGACCCTGTTATCCGAAGGTGACGCCCCATACGCCGAAGCAGTCTCCGACACGTACGAATTACTGTCCGCCGCATCCAACGACTGAGCAGCGGACACCAGCGCAGTCACCCGCGGGCCAACCTGCTCCCACGACGCATCCAAATTGGCGGGGTCGACCTGCCCCCAGGCCGACACCCCCCGCACAACAGCCCTATCAGTTCGAGCAATGCGCTTCTGCTGATGAGCCGCAGCAACCTCAGCCGGTGTAGGCATCACGCCTCCAACTGGGCCTGCGCCCTCTGAGCCAGCGACACACCAATCTCCTCAGACACAAAGAGATCCGACTGCCGGCGCTGCTTCATCTGCTCAATCGCAGTCGGCGACTCACCCAGACGTTCCTGAGCTGTCTCCCAATCGACTAGGCCAGCCTGATAGCGCTTCACGATCGCGTCCGTGGCCTGAGCCACAGTCGGAGTGCCAGCGTCACGCCAGATCGTCTCGAGACGCTTCGCGTCCTCAGACCAGACACCGTCACGGAACCGGATCACCAGGCGCATAACTGACTCCCAGCCGTGACCGAAGCTGACCTGTTTACGCTCAGCCTTCTTGATCAGCCGAGTCTCGCCGGCACGCTGACCCTCAGCAGAGGGAGCATTCTGAGTGTTCAGACCGAAATACTCAATCGGCAGACCAGACAGCCCCGAAGCGAGCCGGGCGTACATGTTCGTGATGTTCTCGAAGTTCGACAGCTCAGCAGCCTCAAACTGGCCGGCCTTCGCGTTCGGGTTCCCGTGAGCCCACACCGCACCGAAGTACGACTCCCACACCGACAGCGGGTTTCCCGTGGTGTCCACGAAATCACCCTTGGTCGCGCCGAGGATGTACCTCTGCGGGACAGCCATCGTCTCCTGCGCAAGCTGCGCGTTCGTGATGGCGCGGGACGCGGAATCAGCAATCGGAATCAGGTCAGCCATCTCGCTGACACCCTCGACGATGCTGCCGTGACGACGAGTTGACCGGTTCCGGTTCACCATGACCACGACCGGGACTGTTCCCAGGTTATGAACGTCAGGCTCGTACTCGTCGACCCACTCAGCGTTCCTACGGACAAGCCAGCGGGTCTGATTGGGCAGGTACAGGGTCGCCCGCGCATCCTGACCAGTCTCAAGGTCAGCCCCGTAGAGCCGCAGAGCCGCACGGACGCGGTGGGTGGCAGGATCACGGACAGCGATCATCTCGAGCGGCGACTCCACCGTGATGATTGGTGACTGCGGATCCTCAGGGTTCGTCCCCACGCACACGTAAGACCGGCCCAGAGCAAGCGCATCGATGTGGGCGAACGACTGCCGCTCATCCATGTTGTTCGCCTGCCACACGCGCCACAGGGCTTCGTCAGCCTCCCCGCCCGGCATCCGGAAGCCCTGAACATCCAGGCGCTGCTCTGGGGCATCTACGCCCACCCGAGGCCAGTTCAGGGTCACCGTGAACTGCTGGAGTTCATCCGGGATGGACAGGCCAAGCTGCTCTAGCTTGTGCATTCCCTCGTAGTAGTCATTCAGCCGACGAACCTCGACACGAGCAGCCGTGAGCGTATCAGCCATGTTCTTGAACAGCGATTCCTCAGTGACGGACAGCGCCATGCGGTACTCCCATCATCGAAAAACGATCACCTGTGAATTGACGGCCTCGGTCCCCCGAGTTGAAGCGAATGCGTACGTAGCCAGGGTCACAGCGACGAGCGGAGTGATGTCTGTTGTGTCACGACGGTGCCAACCCCAAGCTCCTGTGTCGCCCAGCGGGCGCTTACGTGCCGCCTCGAGAGCTGCGGTCAGGCCCGTCTGGTTCTTGTGGCGCAAACGGTCGTCGTCAATCAGATTCTTGAATCCCTGGCAGGCTCGTCCGTACTCAGACGTCGAGACAACAGTCGCCGTGATGCCACGCTCACCCAGTCCAGGCAGCAGCGCTCCGGCAGGCCCAATTGCGTCGAGGGTGACGCCAGCCGCATCCCAGCGGCCAACCAACTCCTCGATACGGTCAACAACCCAGCCAGTACCACGTCGGCGATCAACAACCTCGGTGTGCATGAGGCCGTCAGCCCGCAAACCGGCAACAGCGATCGACGCCCACGAAGAATCCGGGTTCACATCGACAGCGAACGCAACGGGATCGAGCGCGCTGCTCGAATCGTCGCCCCGCTCAGCCCACAGGGCCATGTCGATAACAGCCGAACCTTTCGACTCGTCCAAGATGCCAAGCCGCTCACGAGCAAAAGCAACCTCGGACATGCCCGAGCGCTCCTTCTCCATGTACTCGAGAGAAGGAACGCCTCGGGGCGAAGAAGCCCCCGGGTTGGCGTGCAAACGAGCGGCAGGGTCATCCAAATCAGCTTTCGGATCAGCCGAAAACTCGTTGTAAGCAAGGTGCTTGTCTTTCGGGGGCGCTGCATCCTCGCGCGTCTCCGGCTCCTGCCGTCCACGCCGCATCACACGACGCAGAACGAGACCATAAGCATCGCCCCGCGGTGCGGAAGAGGCGTAAATGACCGATGGATTAGGTCGCGCTGAAAGCGCCGGCAGCGATGCCGCCACCGTTTCCTCAGGCAAGTGGTACGCCTCGTCATAGCCAAGACGATCACAAGAAAACCCACGACCAGAACCATTCGAACGCGCCAAGAAACGCTGTCGGGCACCATTCAGGAGCTCAATGCCCTCTTCCCCGTGCGCCGTCGAAATACGCTTGACCTTCTTGCGCATCCAATCCGTGTTCTCAACCCAGAACAGCAGGCGACGAAAGCCTTCCTGCGCGGTCTTGAACTCGTGAGCGGTGTGAATCGCAAGGAAGTCACGCTGGCTCGAGGAGAACAGGAACAGATCAGCAAGCTGGACAATCTCGAAGATCGTCCCCTTGCCGTTCTGGCGCGGGACAATCACAGCCGACTCAAAAGCAGCCCATTTGCCAGCTTCGTCCTCAGCAAGGATGTCATTTACGACAGCCGCTTGCCATGGATCCGGAGTCAGGCCGACCGACTCAGCAAGCTCCAATGCCTCGACACCAGACGTGAACTGGTAATCAGGAACCGACCTAACTCGCGGCAGTCCTACGAGCGGCGCGGCGGTCTGCGAGATCATCGGCAACGTCACCCTTCTGCTCCGGAACCTCAGCACCAATTTCGGTCATCAAAGCCCGCAACTCTTTGACCATGGAGGCGTTCGGCTTGTCGTCCAGCTCCATCGCCAAGGCCAAAGCCGACTCGCGCTGCCAACGGGTGCCAGGGTCGCCTTCAAGGGCCTCCTGAACGGCATCCAGGATGGGCATGAGGCCTCCTGGCGGGTCAGATTCCCCGTGGGGAGAGAAAGGTTGCCGCCCCGGTGGTCTACCGGTAGGCGCTTCGAGGAGGGGGTGCCAGGGCCCCTGTCGTTGCCTGTCGGTCTCGCCAAGCTCGTTGGCTTGGTTCGCTCGCGACTAGGTGCGTGAAGGCGGGGGTGTGTAGTTGTTCACCAGCTCCTAGATGTGGGGAACTGGCCTCGGGTGGTGTTGCCTCGGCTGCTGTTGCATCCGTAAGTAGTGCGCCGGCTTGAGGTTGGCGCGGCGCAATGCATCACCGCCAAGTGAGGTTGGGGTGACGTGGTCTGCGCTGAATGAATCGGGGCTTTTTGCTTTTGCCCAGTAGTTGATGGGCTTGTTGCATAGCCAGCAGGGCAACTTGGCTGCCTTGCATTCGTCCCTGAACGATGAGCGTTCCCGTTCCCATGGTCGACCGCTTGCTGGCATTGGCTACCCCTTGCGGTATGCGACTGCGCTGAGCACGCAC